TAAAGGTAATTAATGATGAGGTTTACCAAAGTACAATAGCAGGTAGACCATTTAACGATATGGTTAGTAATATCAAATCACATATCAATGGAGTTTATAAATCCTCAAATACTCGTGAGATAAATGAATTAGTTGATTTTGTTAACGAGAATAAATTTGATAGTGCCAAAAAAGCACAAGTAGAAGATGCAGTTAGGAAACTTCATACTCAATATGCGAGTGATAGGGCAGGAAACAATCTAAGACGTTATGCCAGTCAGATTGCTCACGATAGTGTAATGCAGTTTCATGGACAATTCACAGTAGCGAAAGCTAAAGCATCTGGGTTAAACCATTTTACATATACTGGTACATTAGTTCGAGATAGTCGTGAATTTTGCCAGAATATGCTTAATAGAACACTAACAGAAGAACAAATAAGAGATATGTGGAACACTAGAGCATGGCAGGGAAAGTCTACTGGTGACCCTTTTATTGTAAGGGGTGGTTATAGATGCAGACATACTTGGATTCCTACCGACCCTGCATGGGGTGAAGAAACAGTAGATGAAGTGCCAGATGAACCAGTAGTTGAAGAAGCACCACCACTTATAAAAAAGGGTAGAAGATCAACATTAAATAATCCAGTTAGTAGCAAAGAACTTGATATTGTTTCTAGTTCTGTAATTTCTAACAAACTACAAAGACAGATAACTAATAATGCAAATGATGAAAGATACCCACCAGTAGGAAATTCAAGATTTCTTGAAACTAATGTTGGTAAGGTTATTGGGGTTGAAAAACTAGATGATGAAATAGCAAGTCAATTAAATGCTATAATTCAAGAATTTGATGAACTAGCAGAAATATATAATGTACCAAAATTAAGGTCTATTACTGTAACTTCTAAAGGTAGTGCTTTGGCAAGAATGGGAGATGGTAATTTATATATACACCCAAAATATTTTAATAAAAAGAATGTAGATAAAGAAACAGAAAGATATTTTAGAAATTCGTTATTGGGCAAAGGTTACTATAAACAAGAAGCCGATTTGGGAAAAAACTTTAAACTTGGGGATATTGTAACTAAAGAAAGAAAGAAAAAACCAGATACTTGGGTAAGACCACATAATGCTTTTTATTATTTTGATGATGAATTTGATAAATTTAGAAATGTTCTTTATCACGAATTTGGACACCAAGTACATCAACTTAAAAACAGACCAAAACGTATTCCAATATATGAACAACCACCTATAGAACAAAAATTAACAGATAAAGTTTTTGATGAGGGTATGTATTACAAAAAAGGTGCTACAAGATATTCAACAACAGACGTTCAAGAATGGTTTGCTGAAAATTTTAGCTTATATCATATGGGCAGAGAAGAATTAGTTGACCCTAAATTTATTCAGTTTTTAGAAGATGAGGTATTAAAATGAGAGAAATAATTGGAGAAGCAGGTGATATTGTTGAAAAAAAAATTATCACAGTTAAGGATTATAAAAGATTTAGAGAAATAGGTAGGCAAATAAATGATGAAGAATTTTTATATTTTGCTAGTTATGATGAAAGAATGTTTTTAAGATTGCCAGAAATAAAAGAGAAAGAGGGTCATAATAACTGGTTAGAGCCAGAAGATGATGACTAGTAGAAATTTTAAATTAAATATGTTATAAAGATACTACCAATATGGAGGTTTAAATGGAAGAAAATCAAGTAGAACAAACTGCTGAAACTCAAGAAGAAGCACCACAAGCACAAGAACAACCTAGTCATACGTTTACCCAAGATGAGGTTAATAGCATTGTTGAAAGACGATTAGCCAAAGAAAGGGGTTCTATGTATAAGAAACTGGGTGTTGAAGATTTAGATATAGCTGTAAATGCTGTAAAGACACAAAAAGACCTAGAAGAAAAGCAAAGAATTCAAAAGGGTGAGTTTGAGGAAATACTTAAAACAAGAACCCAAGAGTTTAATAAAGAAAAATCAAATTTAGAAAGTCAGTTGAAAGATATTAAGATAAATAAGTCTTTATTATCATCAGCATCTAGGAATAAAGCTATTAATCCAGACCAAGTTGTAGAACTTTTAAAAAACGATATTAAGTTAAATGAAGCAGGGAATGTAGAAATACTTGATAAATCTGGATTAGCAAGATATAACAAAATGGGTGAACTTTTATCCACAGACGAATTGGTTCAAGAGTTCTTAACACAAAACCCTCACTTTGTTAGTGCTACCCCAAGTGGTTCTGGCTCTGTGTCAAATGTGGATAGGTCAGAACTCAACAAGCCTTTAAATTTGAGTGATTTAGATATGAACAATCCAACGGATAGGAAAAAGTATTCTGAATATAGAAAAATTAGAAATTCCAAACCTAGTACGATTGTTGTTAATAATTAAATGACATTAAATTTATAAGGAGTTAAAATATGTCTAATGAAACTACCAGTTCAACCATTTCGGAACTATACACCGAGATAGTTGCAGAAGCGTTATTTGTTGCAAATGAGCAATCAATAATGAGAAACCTTGTCAGAAACTACACTATTGTAGGTGGTGGTAAGTCAGTAGAAGTACCGATTTATTCAGCAGTATCAGCATCAGCAGTAAGTGAAGCATCAGACCTTGCAAACACAGCCATAAACCCAAGTTCAGTTACTATTACAGCATCAGAAGTTGGAATTATGACAACACTAACAGACTTAGCAAGAAATTCAGCATCAAGAAATGTTGCAGGAGATATTGGTAGATTGTTTGGTGAAGCTATAGCTAAAAAAATAGATGCAGATTTGTGTGCTTTATTTACTGGCTTTTCTACCGAAAAAGGTGGTGGAGCAGGAAATGAGTTAACAATTCAAGACCTATTTGAAGCAGGTACAGAGTTAAGAACAAACAATGCACCTCAAACTTACTATGGTGTATTTCACCCTAAGCAAATCTTTAATGTTAAAAAAGCATTAACAAACACATTTGCAGGTTCAGCTAATATTCCAGACTTAGGTAATGATGCTTTAAGAAATGGTTTTGTCGGACAAATCGCAGGAATACAAATATTTGAAAGTTCAAATGTTGCTGTAGATGGTTCTGATGACTCTATTGGTGGTGTATTCTCTCAAGATGCTTTAGGTTTAGCTATGATGCAAGACCTCAAGATTGAATCACAAAGAGATGCTTCATTAAGAGCAGATGAAATCGTAGCCACAGCAGTTTATGGAGTTGCAGAACTTCACGACAGCTATGGTGTTAAGTTAACAGCAGATAGCTTAGCGAACTAATTTAACTAGGGTGGGAAACCACCCTTTTTATCTAAGGATTTGTATTATGGAAATGATTAAATTAGTAAATGGTAAAGGCGATATAATCGAAAGAAAAAAGATTGATTATACGCCTAATATAAAAATTTGGGAACAGCGAGGGTGGAAACCTTATGTTGAGCCTAAAGTAGAACCTAAACCAGAGCCAACACCAGAGCCAATAGTAGATAATGAGTGGCAACCAGAAGTAAAGAAAAAATCTAAAAAAAAGGGTAAATAAATGGCTACATCTGAATTTGCAGTTGCTAATACCGATTTACAAAAGATACAACCAGATATATTAGGTTTTGGCATTACCGATTTTGGCGATCAATTACAATTTGCTGAAAATGATGTTTTAAGACGAGTTAGAGAAGAATGGTGGGAAAGATATAGGCATCAAGTCAGATACAAGGATATTACCAAAGTAACATCAGTTGAAATGACAAATAGCAAGCTAACAAACTCACAATGGACACAATCAGTAGTTTATTTAGCTTTATGGAAATATGCTTATCCAATTCTAACTAAATGGAAAGACCCAGATACTGGCGAGGGTAAAGACACATTTCAAGTTCAAATAGATTTCTATAGAGATAGATATGAAGAAGAATTCCAAGCTATCCTAAGAGATGGTGTTGAATATGATGAAGATGGTGATAGTTCAGTAAGCGATAGTGAAAAAGAATCATTACATCAGTTAAGGTTAGTTAGATAATGTCAGTTGATGTAAAAGTTAACGTAAATTCTATAGAAATAACTAATCTATTAAAGAAAATTAGTAGAAAACAAAAGGCAGTAATAACCAAATCACTTAATAGAGTTTCTAATATGGCTATATTAATGATTACAAAGCGAACACAAGCAGGAAAGCTACCAGATGGGGGTAATATGCGATCATATGCCACATCTACTGTGAGAAGCCGAAAAAAGCGAGGTAGGCAAACTGGTTTTGTAGATTTAACCGATACTGGTAAAATGTTTAGAAGTTTAGACTTTAAAACTGGTGGTTTAAAAAGCACATTATTCTTTGCTAATAAGGAAAGAGAAAAGATTGCAAGTTATCACGATAGTTTTGGTGTAGGCAAAAGAAAGACAACAAGACCTTTTTTTGCTATAGGTAACAAAGAAGAAGACAAAATAATTAAAGAATTTCAAAATTTTTATTTTAAAGAAATGAAATTATGAGCAAAAGAGAAAACATAGCTAGTGATATAATTACTAAACTTGATGCTGTAACAAGTCCTATTGAGTTTAAGAAGATTACTAGAGAACCTTTTGAAGTTGAAGAATTAAGTGATGCCCAGTTTCCTGCAATGTTTATTCAAAGTGGTGATGAAACAAGGGAAGTATTAAGCATAGGCGATACTGGAGCAGGAACATATCGAGGTACAATAGATTTTTTAATAGTTGCTTTTGGTAAAGGCACAACAACCAATATAGATACTGTTAGAAATCAAATTATAGAAGTTGTTGAAGAAACTTTAGATAATGATATAACTAGAAATGGTAATGCGATAGATACCCAAATAATAGAAGCATCATCAGATGAGGGAACTATTTATCCTTATGGTGGTGTAAGAATAACAGCAAGGGTTATTTATGAATTTACTAGAGGGAGTGCATAATGGCTAAAAATGTTACTATGAAAAAAGGCGAAA